GTGCGCTGATCCGACAACTGTTCTGACCGGTGCTTGTAACTTGCCCCGACAACAGGGATAGGCAGAACCGGCATTAGAAATATTGCGCCTCTACCGGCTCGCCATCACTGGAAACGGTATGATTTCGATAAAGCTCCGTCCACGCTTCTTCCTGAGCCTGAGACAAGGCCAGAAACCTTTCCTGCGAAACCGAAAAATCAAGGCGCGCATTCCAGGCCATCAAAGTAACGAACGGATCTTCATCTTTTAATGGCATGTCGGCCACTGACGCGTAATCAGCCACGTTCCGCTCTATCACTTTTTCGAGCACTGCGTTAAGGCTATTCGTCATCTTTGTGGTTTGCTCCGAGCTAACATTTTGCCCAGCAGGCAACTTGTTCATTCGTTGCAAGGCGCGCTTGATTAAGTCAGTAGAGGTGGCCATTAGGCGACTTCATCCTCTTCCGTCTTTTTGGTCTGCGCAGGTTTAACGGTTGGTTTCTTGGTGCTTTCCTTGAAGTCTTCATTGCCTTTGGCCTTCTCTGCTAATCGACCATCAAGTTCAATCACGTCACCCGTTTTAATACCTTTATGCCCATAAGCATTTACAGGCTCATCCACTTTTTTAACTAACTCAAAATTCATTACCTTCTCCAAAAAAGAAAAGGGGCCGAAGCCCCTTGTGATTAGCTATCTGCTACAGCAGCGAAGTAACCGGTAACACAACCGTGATCCTTAAGATCATCAGTGTCACCAGAACCTGAACCAAAGGTCATCTTGTCCAACCCATCAATGGATCGAATACCGACACCCTTCTCGTTGCCGAAATCATCCTCTTTCTTCTCGCGAGTTTCCCAGCGTTTTGCTATACCCAAGCCCATAGCTTGAGCACCACAAAGCACCGCCCGACCAACATCAATGCCAGCGGCACCAACACCCGACAAGGTTGGCGTCTCATCCACTTCGTGAATAATCATACCGTCCCATTCAAGGTCGCCTCCCTGAAACAGCTTGTTGTTCTGCATGGTGACAGAAACTTCACGCTGGGCCTGCTGAATGGTTGAGTTGTTTTTGAGGTCACGAAAAGCCAGAGGGTGTGCAAACACAACAAAGTAACGCTTGTTTTTCCCCTCAATCCGAATAGGTCGAATCTTTGGGTTAGCCGACAGTGCAATACGCTTCATCAGAGAAAGCGCTTCAGGCGTCAACTTGTCGTTCGTGTTGTCAATGTTTGCCAGAGCAGCAGAATGGTCATTAGAGCCATTGTTAGACTTGGCTGCACCGAACAGAACACGGTCAGCATTATCAACCAACCAAGCATCTTTCTGAGTTTCAGAAGCCGAGCCGTAAGCAACGCCATTAATCGATCCGAGTTGGGCAATAACCCGGTCAACATCCTGCTCCATGGACCAATCCATTAGTCTTGGTTTGGCCGCATCACGCAATCCAATGGCTGAAATCTGCTCATCAAACTCGGTAACCGTCACCGCGTTGCGACGCAAGCCTACAGTCAGCTTGTGAGAGCGAGACGTCATTTTCTCTTCGTTGCCAACCAATGGAGTTGTTCCGTCATTAGCCCCATTGGTGAGCTTGTTGATAAGAGCAAAAGTGATCGAGTCACCTTTTTTCTTGGTGAGGTTTTCTTTAACCTGAATAATGGAGTTCTCACCAGTCCCCATATAAGGTTTAAAAGGGTTGTTGCGCAAATACTCACTGAAGTACCTGTCATCCCATTGTTGTACCGTTAAGCCGGTAGCTGCACTTGTTTTAGCCATAATATCCTCCGGGCGTCTATTCGACGTGCCACTAAAAAGTGCCTCTCGACGTGCCTATGCAGGGCGTCTCACGAGGCGATTAAATCATTAATTGGGGTTGGCCCTGTCCATGATTCCTCGCTAACACGCGAAGAACCTTCTTTGGCCAGGCTTGGCGAAATGTTTGAGACCTTTTCAGCTCTAGCGCCTTGCTCTGCTTCAATATCGGCTCTTATTTTTGCTTCAATTTCCGCAGTTTTTTTGGCTTCCCATTCATCAACGTTTTCCATTGCTTTAACACGTTCGTGCTTGTCAACAATGTCAACTAATGCGTGGTATGGGCTGGGAGCTTTGATCACCTCTTGATGAATAGAAGGGTTTTCAGTAACAAGCTTTTCGTACTGAGCAACCTTTTCATCAAGATCTGGATATTCTTTTCTAGCCAAAAATTCCGACAAGTTTACTCGTTCATTAAGGGCGATATTTTTCGCCTCCGAAAGAACATGGCTTGTGTACTCTTCTGGATTTTCGAGAACGTTCGGCGTTTCAACTTTCTCGGCCTCTAGCTGTTGACGCTTGGTTTTTTCGTCTCTTGCTTTCACCTTGTAAGCATTAAGCTCGCTAGATATTGTCTCTAGCTGCTGTTGCAGCTCTTGGGTTGACGGCAGCTCAACCTTTTCTAAGCCCGTGGAGTTTTCATCAGAAGCTTCCGTCTCGGTATTTTCTACCGATGCCTCGACCTCTTCAGTTGCTACTTCATCAGACACTACTACTGGGGTAGCCTCTTCTGAAACCTGCTCTTCTCCGTTTAACAAACTATCTATCTCGCTCATAACACTTACCTCATAGCCCGATTAAGCAGCGGCAGCCTGCATTAGCCCGAAAACCCGGCAGCGGTTTTGCCTTTTTACAGGCAATAAAAAAGGCCGCAAAAGCGACCTTGATTAATTCTTTGGTTGTTACTGGCTTACCGCCAGCCTCTGTTCTGCAGACGCGAATTCATCCACTGTTTCAGCTTGGATTTTTTCTGTCTCAGCAGCAGTTTTGCCTAAATTAGCTTTGCGTTGAGCAACATCTAATTGAACCATTAAGTCCTGTATTTGCTGTTGCTGCTCAGCGAGTTGTTGCTGCTGCGCTTTTTGCTGCTCATCACCCGTTAGCTTATCTTTGATCTGACGCTTGTTAGGCACAGAAGGCATCAAATCAACCATGACATCCAACGGAATAGGCTGTCCCGACGCTCTTGATCCCTCCATTACGGAAGCAAATATTTCATGCTGCAGATTAATGTAGTTGGGCGCCTCATCCAGGATGATGTCCATATCCAGTTGCTTAACATCATTTCTGACTTCAACAACTTGGTTCATGCGAGGATCACTTAAGAAATTAGGCGGAATCTCCTCTCCTGTCTGCTCGGCGTGCTCCTGAACCTTTTGCCCTAACGTTACTTTTTGGTTAATACCAACAAACTCAGCCGCGCCATCCTCGTCGGTAACGCGAACCCATTTTTCTTCGTCCCAAAACTGCTTCATTCTTGCCCAGAACTGGCGATAGATGCGGCGCTTCCAGCTTCTATGGCGATCAAATATGCGGCCTATCTTGGTTAGTTGGTCTTGCTGTTCCAGCTCCCTGGAGCGACCTGAGGCCGAAGCGCTAACCGCGGCATCAATTGACAGCTCATCAATTTCAGACTTGGCTTCCTGCATCATCTGCAGGTGTGCAACAAGCTCTGAAGACTGATCAATAAACTGAAAGGTCTTGTCGCGCAAAGCGCCTGGATTAACCTCTATATGGCCATCCGGCTTAGCCTTCTCTGATTTAAGTCTGTTAACATTTTGGACAGCGCCTTTTTCCGCGACGGTCTGGTTAACATTTAATATATGAAGCGCTTTAGAGCCTCGCTTATTAACCTCATCCTGAGGGTCTTTCATTGTCTCAACGACGCCGTAACGATCACCGTCACGAGTAACAAAAGAACTCTCTAGCTCTATTGGACACATTGGGTCGCCATCCTCATCGAGATAAGGCGACTCTTGCTCACTTAGAATACAGGCCTGACAGAAGAACACTTCATGCCATACACCCTTATCAAGATAATACTCTTGGTTAACCATCATCCGGTTGCGTTTGGCGTTAACCCAGCGGTTGTGATCCGGCTTATCCTCAAAGTCCGTATGACGAGAAAACTGATCCATGTGCTCCTGTATCGAGCTTTTCGAGTCAGGCCAGCGGCGCTTAATGTCTTCTACGTCCATCCAGGCAACGACACCAAAATACTTGGAGTCGGAGTAATCGTTCTTCCGCGAATGAATATCCCAATACAGCCTGTCAGGCATCGGAACAGTTAGTTCGATTTCTAGCGTCTTGGGGTTGATCTCGACAATACCACCACCAAACCCTTCAACGATTTGATATTCAAACTGCTCGGAACTTAAATCATCAAAGTTAATATTATCCGCAACAAACCGAAGTCCTTTTGTGATTGCCTCTGCGCCGTCCTCGTCTTTTGGTGTCCTGGGGTAAGCCTTGGGGTCTTGCCTTAATTGAGTTTCCGCGCCAAGAATTTTTAAAACCGACTTCTGGACAGCGTTTCGAACAATGGGCGGCTGCTTGCGTTTGACGAGCGCTGAATATTCTTCTGGCGTGAGCTGCCTTCCGTCATAGTAGTCTCTTGACTGCGCTGCATCCTTTAACGTAGTGGTCGCATTATCTGCGAACTCGTCAAAGTGATTCGTGAACTTCTTTACGCTGTTTTCCACGAATCTTCCTCATCTTCAAAGTCATAGGGGTCTTTCTCGTCATTATTGCCATCTGACAACGCGCTTATCCAAGGCCTGGACATACAGGCATAGCGCCACTCATCAGCAGCATGGTCTTCTGCGCTGGTGTCTAGGTCTTCAGGTTTGTCTGGGTCGTGCTGTAAAACAGGAATTGTTCTTATCGAATCTACGCAGGTTGAAAAGCAGTAAATCAAAGGCTTCTTATCTTCACCCTGTATTCTCTGTCTCATTTGATCCCAGCCACCCATATGGCCATGGCCAGGAACTCTTTTGTTGTCAGCTTTCCGCCAAAACGATGGCCGCATACGCTCTGCAATGCTTGGCCCTCCGTCTTCAGTAAAGATCGCCGGATCCGCCACGCCGTAAGCAATCTCTTCGCCCGACTCTCTTTCAACAATGCCCTGGCCAACCTGTTCAGCCGTTAGCTTTAAACCAACATTCGGCTCTTTTGCTCCGTACCATTCACGGTAGCGAACCAATGACCCTTTTGGGATAACTCCAGAAGCGTGCTTGTAATCTTCTGAAGCTACAGCCCACCAACCGCAAGAAAACGGCCTGGCGCTACCCCAGTCAAATGAACGAAACCTAAGCCAGCGAGAAGGAATCTCGAAAGGCCTAATAACCATTCTGTCAGACCAGCAGTCAAAATAAGCGCCATCAATGATTGACCAGTCGCCATCCAGCCAAGCCTTTACCAAAGCCTCAGAGCCCGATTGCTGCAGCCTGGCCACGTACATCGGGTCGCTCTTAGTGAGAATCTTGTTGTCTTTTAGCTTCGCAGGAATAAAAACGCGCTGAACAATCTGAGTTTCGTTTGTAATTGGATTGTGAAACTCTTCATCAATCAGCTTAAACCCTTGCGGCGCCGGATCAATGTATCTTGCTTTTACCCAGTTATGCCCTGGCCCTCCAGGGTTACCTGTTGCCCTAAATCCACAAGGTACTCCAGCCCCGCTCCTAAGCGTCGCCTTTATCTTCATTACGGGTTTTGGGTCAGGGTAGTTTGTCAGCTCCTCGAAATATGTCCTGGTGTAATCATGGCCTTGATACTTTTCAGCATCCTTATCCCTTTCCAGCGGCCTAAACTTTAACGCTGCCCCGTTTGGAAATGTCCAAGTCTTTTTTTGATCTTGCCACTCAGCGCCCAGAGGATAGTAAAGCTCTTTGCTCCTGGCAATTGCCGCCTCAAGCTGAGGAAGCTCCCTACGGAAAAAGACTCCTTTGGCATATTTCCCGTAACGCTGAGCGTGAAGAGGCCAGTCGCCCCCTATCATCGCGTCAGTCTTTCCACCGCCCCTCGCGCCACCATAAAATATCTCTGGAACCGGACACTCAATCAAGGCATATTGAGGCCCTGGCTGCGGACGCCAAACTACTGAGGACTGTGTTTGCTCGACCATTCATCAACGGTTGATTCAGGCGTAGGATCAACAACAAATTGATGTGTATTATTCTGATCAATCTCTTGTTTGTCTTTCCAGCCAAAGTTTTTAAGTGCAAAAATAGGCCCGGCAGCATTGTTTCCAGCAAGCCTTTCTTCATACTGATTTTCAATTATCAGCTTTGCCCTTTTTACCGAGTCAGAAAACTCATCTCTTGCCAAGTACTCATCAAGCGATTGTCGCGAAGAAAGGCCCAAGGCAAGTATCATTCCTGTTAACGTTAAAGGCTTTTCTTCTGATGTCTTTTCGGCAACATAGCTGTCAACCAACTCATCAAATTCTTCAGGGCTACTGATTATTCTTGGCCTTCCCATTAACAATAATCCCCTGCACTACCTTTAGGATCATTCACCTTGATCTTGAAATAACTAATGTGTGTTGAGTTAGACAATATCGCTGTTACCTTAATTAAATGCCAGCCTGTGTTTCCTGTGGTTATCTCTGCAGTTGCAACACTACTGGCTAGCGCTTCGTTTGAAATAGTCGCGCTACCATCTGCTGACCAGGCAACACCGCTTACTGAGTCATTTAGCTGTTTTTCAAGGCGCGAGTAATTAACAGTAAAGGGTTTCTTCTCGCCCTTAAGCTGCCTGACCTCTTTGGGCGAATTGTTTCGATTGTCCGCAATAATGATTGTCATTCGACGTCAACACCAACCGCCGCTACAGTAAATGTTTTACTGATAGCACCAGTAAATGGGCCTCTTAGCTGAATGGAGCTTCTTGCTGAAGTAATGATTTTCTTGGACGTATTCACCGTATCATCAGGGTCTGCTTCTGCTCTATAAGAGCCATCCGAAAGCTTTTTCTTTATCTCTATCTCTTCTCCTGAACCTAATGTGCCGGTATAAGTGATCGTTTTAAAATCGCCCTGCTTAACAGTGAGTTCCGTTGTCTGAGACGCTGCCACGGCTGCGGTTTGAGCTGATATAAATTTACTCATAATCTTTCTCTTAATTTATTGACCCAGAAAAAGGACTGGAAAATGCGCAACTAAAAATTCCTGGCTTTGACGTACCAGAAGATACAGCCACCACATTCACTGCCACAGCCAAAGTCACTGATGGGTTAACCCCATCGTTAATATTGATTGTGACGTTATGCGTTGCTGGTGCTGCTGGGTGTGGTGAAACAGGGGTTAATGCAAAGGTGTCACCTGATACCAAAGGCATGGTGTACAGAGCCGCATTAGTGCCGGTTAGTGTCGGTAGCTGGCCGTTTCTTTCGGTTATCGTGTAACTAATGGTTTGAGAAGTGGCCTCTACGACATTCGGACTACTGGGGCCCGTGATAACCGGTGATGGGTCAGCTTTTGTTGTAACCGAGAAGGTATCGCTAACCCCGTTGACCGTTACTACCTGATCCGACTGTGTAGAGTAACTTGCACTGGACGTTATCTGTGCTCTAACCCGTGTATTGCCCGAAGAGAAAGCCAGAGAGCTAACCCAGTTTGTGCCATCGTTAGATAGCTGCCCGCCGGTAACGCTTAATGTCTCGCCTGCATCGACGCCCGTGATGAACTGAATATTCTCGTAAGGCGTTGATAAATTGGCGCTGGCAACATCAGAAAACGTGAACTGATCCGGTGTAGTATCAGCACCGCTACCAAAGTCATAGGTGTAATCGGCATTTGCCCCAATCGTTCCATTAGCCTGGATAACATATCGATCAACCGCGACAGTTCCGGTAATAACTCCACCGCCATCAAAGGTCACAATACCGTCCGCTGCGACAGTGACGGTAATCGGCTGATCAGCTACATCATCAACCGTACCAAGCACAGAGCTTTCAAAAACAACCTGATCACCCGTTACTGGCGTGTCACCGGTGTAGCCATAAAGAATGGAAGTGTCACTGGCTGTGTTTGGACTGGATAAGTTCGTGTCGTCATACCCAGCTTCTTCTACCAACTCACAACTACCACCTGATACCGTCTCCCCGTTAATATCAATATGGAAAGTTAGTCCGGCCTGGTTTTGAATAGCTGCCGCTAATGGGACGCTAACCGGGATAGTGTAAGGGTCGCTACCCGTAATTGTGCCTTTGTTTAGAACCGGGCCTGTAGGCCCACCGATTCTAACGGTTGTGTTAGGGCCTGTCGGAGCGGTAGCCGGATTACTGACAACTATGTCACCGGTAGGTCCACCACGCTCTAACGTAGTCGGAGATGAACCAACACCCAGGGCTGCCGGAAAAGCTGGGCCTGTAGCAACCGCTGTGCCTATAGCTGGGTTGTAATTAGTAGCCAATGGCCAATATTGAGTAGGCGGTGCTATGTCTGCGTGATTCGGTACTTTTCCGTTATCCAGCAAGTCTTGAATATCATTACTGCTAAGAACCGATGCCCAAAAAGCCATATCCTTATAGCTGCCTGACTGATAGTCCTGGTCTCCTCCGTTATATCGAATGGCCCCTAGAATGATTTCATCAGCGTTAGCAGGTAAAGCAGGTGAAGGAGTAACGGTCTGTGACTGCGCCTCTATATCCCAGTACAAAGTAACTGTATCGCTTGAAGCTACATGCGTAAGGGCGATACGGTATGCTGTGTTTGCTGATACCCAATCCCCTCCTGATCCTGGCCAAGTGTCACCGTTTGTTGCATCAAAGACCCCTAACCAAACTGTAGGGTCTCCAAAGTAAGCAAAAACTCCGTCAGAAGCCGACGATGTCCCGCTGTCGTGGAACCCAAAAACATACCCATTTTGAAGGGTTGCTGGGGATGTCCACTCAACAAAGACTGTCCAGTCTGTATCCATGGCTCTCGCTGCATCTAGCGCTGCCTTGATAACATCACTGGTGCCATTTAATACTGGTGAAGCCATTAAGGTGTATACCCCATTAAACTAAAATTCATTACGCCGCCACCACCTGAACACCATTAGCGTTGGCGTCACCGTTGCCGTCAAAGACATAGATGTACTTACCCACGGCGCTGCCACTGAGCGCGCCTAAGTTTTCGTGCGCTGTTGCTTGAGAGTTAGAATGTGCTGCTATGATTTGAGGCTCTAAGTCAGCAGCCCCCGCTAGTGTCGGGCTAGTGGATAGCATGACACGGTGCCATGTCTCATCCACATAGAGGCAGTCATAGTATGAATAAGCGTTTGGCCCTGTACCATTCGATACCTGCGCTTGAAATAACTGCTTATACAAGTTAGGGCTGGCTGTGGTGCGTGTTATAAATCCGCGACTTGCAGGCAGGACACCGCCCTTGTAGAAATGGAAAATACCATTTTGAACATCAAGATCAGAGGCTTGATAAATTAACTCTTCACGCTCCCACGTATCAGGGGCCTGGTTATGCCCAGTACCCCAAAAAGTATCAAGGTCTGTGACTTCCGCCTCCTGCCTGTAGGCCGTGCCGTCATTCCCCTGAGCGCCCATGTGAATGTTGTTACCATTGCTCGCACTGACATCATCAAACAAGCGCACAATCTTGTGGTTAAATCCGCTCGACCCCTTGTCCACAGTAATATCAAAATCATCATATTTTCTGCGGAACATATAAAGCTGTGTTCCTGTGAAATCTACGCGACTCAAAATGGCGTTCGTGTTGCCGTCGTGATTTAGTCGTACTGCATTAGTTGAGTTTGGTGCAGCTATAGCAGAACTCAACTCACCGATAAAAGTGCTATCCCATGCTATTGTTCTTCCCAGCGGTGAAGGCGCGGCAATTCCCATATCAGCATTCCACCAAAGTAAGGGCTTAGCATTAGCCTTTGTACCAAAACCAGAACCATTAACCGTTAAAACCCCGCCGTTAACCGTGGCACTTGTCACAACTACAGGGCCTCCGCCACCTTGAGACCCAGTAGGATCATCAGTGCGATACTTGCCATCCCCGCCCCTAACGTAGCTCGACAGGTCTTTGGATTGTGCGGTGAGGTCAACTGCCATTACGTCCTAGCCCCAAACAAACCACCAAGAATATTCTTTGGCTCAAGGCCTAGCCGCTGCCCCTGCTCTCTTCGCAGCTCACCAAAATACTTCAATAAAATACTGGCAGGGACGCCCGTTAAAGTGCCAAACACTGTCCATAAAACGGGATTATTCATCTGCTGTGGATGCACAAACGCCCATAAGGTAAACGAGCAGATTTCAAAGATCAAAACCTTCGCCATCCATTTTGCGATAACCGGTCTGGTACTTTGCTCATCGCCGGAACACATCGCCTTATAGCGATCAGTCCACCCCTCTTCCTGAGCAATTTGTAAATCAATCTCCTTCTCCATCAGAGAAGAACGCTGTTCTGGTGGCAAGTTGTTAATGGCTTGCTCTATCTGTGAACCAGTAGCGGTAACAGGTAATTTATCTTCGTCTTTCAAAAATACGTTGGCAGCAGCCACTAACGCAGGCCCGCCAGGTATAGCGGAAGCCGCCACAGCCGCAAACGGCTTTAGCGTTTGAAAGATTTCGGATAGCTTCATGGGTAAAATGTTTTGATTCTGTCCGTATTGCGAACATCGATATGAAGCCAGCTTGTTCCTAGCTCCACTGCATTGATAAAGGGGTAACGATTGGGGTTGTCTAAAATGGCTTTCCTAACCGACTCGGTTTCAACGTCCTCAAAAAGACAGTCGGCCGCCCTACCAAACGAGTGCTGTGAATAAGGCCGGAAATACTCGCATTCAACGTCTCGAAGCCCTGATTCTTTACGACCACCACCCCAAAAGTAGTTATTGATGGTCATAGGGCCGAAATCTTTCCTAAGCTGATCAATAGTGATAATCAGCCGTTCATCCATCAGCTCCCAGGCAAGCTCTCCACGATCTTCGTAAATATGCGGAGGAACCAATTCATGGATTTTGAAGAATTCGCAGGTATGCATTACTTCTTACGCAACCATCGAATTAGGGGTGGAACAACCATCATCAAGAAAGCTACAAATCCAGAAAACCCCGTTATAAAATCACTGTTTTCAGCAAAAAAGTTATACGTGCATGAGCCTAAACCAAGCGCACAACCTGCTTTCATCGTGCCTGTTGTTGCGCTCTCGACAAAATTACTCATGCGTTTCCTTATTGCATAAAAAAGCCCTCACTAGGAGGGCAACTGGGGGGTTAAATTTCAGGCATAAAAAAAGCCGGAGGGATTAACCACCGACCTTTCCGATATAGCTTTGCTAACTTATACGAACAGTTTAATCGGCTGGGGCCAACTGTCAACTAATTTTTAATAATTTATTGCTCTGTCCATCCAGCCTTCTGCACCAAGCCTTATTGCCTTGATAGCTTTCCTGTCCATCTTCTCCAAAACGGAGATTTCTTGCATTGATTTTCTGTCAACGTAGTAGAGATAAATTATCTTGGCCCACTGGAGCACATGGGTTTTTAATTCTATATAAACCCGATTAACTCTCTCTGAAGTTTCTTCGTCATAAATTTCAGCGTGATCGCTTTTGTACATGGGTGAAGTGTAACCCAATCCATAGCATTGCGACCTTCTCCATCTTCCCCAGTCATGTAATTGAGCAATGATCAGGTGAGAGTTGTCGTATTTTTGCCTCTGCTTTTCTGCTATGCACACGCTTTCATCTCCAGCAATTGTTCAATGACGTGAATGGCCTTACCGCTTTTTATTAATCCGCCTGTTGTTCGATAAACCGTCCAGCCAAGCAATAATGCTTCGCCGTATTTTTCGCAATCTGATTCAAAGTGCTTGCCCCTTGTGTGTGCGCCATTCGTCCAAATACCGCCCTCAACCTCTACAGCTAATTTTTTCTCAGGCCAAGCAAAGTCAAAGCGCCACTTTCTTGTAGGGTGAAACCTAAACTCACGTAACGGATCAAGTTTTAAAGCTCTAAACTGCAACGCCAAAGCTTCTTCAAGTGCAGACTTAGCCATTGACCAACTCGTTAACGTAGTGAAGCAATTCTTGTTCTGTGCCGTACTCCTGCTCAAACTCAAACTTCCCCGCCTTTCTGCCTGGGGAATGCCTGGTGGCCCACTCACCATTAGGAGATGCTAGACGATGGTGACTAGGACAAAGGGGCAACACATGAAAATGTGCGCCTTCCTTAGTCTTTCCGTCGACATGGTGCGGCTCCGCCTCACTGAATAACCCATAGTGCTTTCGACAAACACAACACCCCAGCTCAACAACTTTTTTCATCCAGTCTGACTCTGCTTTTGTTGGTTTTCGTCCTTTCATCGCAACCCCATTTCTGTTCTGGCTGTAGCCTGCTTACTGCGCCATGCCTCAAACCGCATCTCTAAAATCTTGAGCTTATGGCGGGTGTACACCTCAATTTCCGTGGCCGACTTTAGCCCCTCAAGTAGCTCAACATATTCAGGGCTGGCGTAAGCCTCTCTCTCTTGAGCGGCAGCACTTATACCAGGGCTTTTTGCCTCAGCCTCTTTCATGAGAATCGCTTTTTTACTTTTACGAAACTCCGCAAGGTAAACCCGGTTAGCCGTAGCCTCAGCCAACTCAACAGATATTTTGTCCATATCGTCATAGGTCTTTTCACTGCTCATTGCACAACCTCAGCGACCGATCCCAGCGACTAGTCAAGACCTGTCTTTCTATCGTGCTTACAGGCCACCAACCCAACCCCGCGCGTAAGCTTTTACTTCTGAGTTTATTTTTCTCTCTTAGGCTGCTTGCATGAAGGCCGATAGACTCTGGAGCCAAGCCAGTAACTTGAGCTATCTCAGATGTCATCATTCCGGGTCTGCTTAAGACGGCCTTGTAAACAATTGCCTCTGTTTTCGTCATGCTGAATAACTCCAAGCCAAATAAATTGCTAACAACCCAGCAGCAAATAAAATTAAATGGAAAACATGCCAGTATTTACGCTGCATGTTTCACCTCTTCCCATTTGGCTAGTAGATCAGGGTGAACCTTTAAAACATCCGCTGAGTTTTTGCTGGGGTTCTTTCTACATCCATCGACTGCTACGCAATTTTCCTCTTTCAACTTGTTCACTCTCGCGCATACTGTGCTGTGCTCAATACCAGTTTTAATCGATATTTCTCGACAAGTGAGCCCCCGCTTTGTGTTGCGGATGATGCAGTTGAAGACTATGCGTCGCTGAATGTTTTCTTTGCCGGATAGCTGGAGCTGAAGAAAGGCAGCTTTTGAAGTGGCTTTACTCATGCTGCCTCCCTTAGCTTTTTCATACCAAACGTTTCAACGGGATAATCCATAAACTTTTTTGGAGCTTCCCTAAAGTCATCCGGGTGAACCAAGACGCGCTTGATCTTGAAACCTAAAAGCTTGCTGTGCTCAACCCACCGCTCCATTCGCTGCTCAAGAGGGCTAAGTTCTTTTTCGTCATCGTTAACCATGATTTAGTTTCTCCGTTTTCTCGTAGTGAACTTCACAGGCGTTTACCGCACTGTCTCGGCAGTCGCCTTTGTAAATCATTCGTACTGGTTGCCCGTTCTCTTGTGGGGCGTACCCCTTTACCAGTTGCTTGTTGTTGCTCAGGTTTAACATGGTGACTGAGTAGCCTTTGTCAGATTCAAGGACGTGAGATTCTTCTTGAGTCCAGTTCACAACCCGTCTCCTCCGTACAACCCCTCACGCCAAGACTTATCGGAATGTTTTTCAACAAATCCTTGCGCCCATTTTTTATCTGTTGCTCGATCAATAAACCCCGCAGGCTTCTTAGGGCAATCCTGCAATTCATCCTCCCATCGCCGATTTTTTATCCACCTCTCGACATGAGGGAAGTTCTCAGAAAACTCTCCGGCCTCCTTGATGGCGCGCTTGTTTTCAATCTGATCTGTAACCGCAAACAACATTCGGTTAATCAATGCATCAGGAGGATTAAGTTTTTTAAACTCGTCAAATGCGCGTTTTTTTGAACCCTTGGAACCAAGGTCAGACGGGAATGATTTCCAAAGAGATTCGAAGTTATCAGGATAACCAGCGGAGCCATCCTCCTCACGAGAACCGTCACCAGCATCGCTGGGGACAATTGTTTTATTAGGGTTAAGGGAATCAGGAATCAGGTTAAAGGAATCAGCAGGATCACTATCAGAGTCATCTGGATTTAATCCGTTTTTATCGCGATTAATCGTGAGTGTAGATAAATCAACAGCTTGGCGAGCATTTCCGGAGTAAGCAGGGATTTCGCTTCCTTTTGCTATTTCGTTCTTGTGTGGGTTCTGGTGCTTCTCGAAATTAACAATATTTAAGTAAATTGAGTCGCCTACCGAGTAGAACCGTACAAATCCAGATTTATCTAGATTAATCGCGAGTTTTTGAATGTCGCAATCATCATAAGGAAGAACTTGGACTTTTATTCTTTTTGGTCGCCATTCAATATCACCCTTATGATCAGCTAATGTTGTTAAGCCAAGAAATAGCAGACGTCCCAATGGATCGTTCTCAGCCATGCCGTCATTGCTAAAAAAACCGGGCTTCAAGTTTCTACTTCTCGCCATCAGTAGTGTCCTCATTTGAGATCATATGAGAAACTAGGGATAGAAACTCTTCATAGTCCGCCTCCCCTATATTGTTTTTGTGCCAGCCGCTAACTAACTTAAGGTCTAGCCCTTCAGATGGATCTATATCGGTCTCATAAACATTAAGCCAATCTATCTCTTGAGCCAGGAAGCAAAGATCGCAATCAGTTGGAAAAGTCTTCATCCCTATAAGAGATGCGTTAAAAATCAGAGGGCCTCCAAAAAGCCCTTCATCTTCCAGCTCTTCAAAAAATCTTTTATATCTCGCGCACTGCCCTAAATGCTTGTAGCTAAGCGGTGTATTCTTTAACTCCACGAGATGTATGTGATATACAGGTATATGAGTCCTCTCGACAGCAACCAGCAAAAAGTCTGCTACTCCGTAGCTTCCAAGTCTTGGTTGCCGAAAAAGCTCTCCGTCTGCGCTAATCGCCGCCTTGAGCCAGTCGATATTCTTCTCAAGAAAATCTTCAAACAGTTTTTCTGAATTAAATGAAATCATCGTTGTATTCTTTTAACCCCTAAAATAAAGACTTCTGTTTGCTCTTGTACTTACGGTTCTTTCTAAATAGATCAAAAGAAACACACTCCACTACCCCCCCCCTTCGAGAGAAGGTGGAGTGATTTACCGACATCGTCTTCTTGAATTTTGGTAATAGTCGCTATTTCAGAAGGTGAATATTCCTGACCTTCTCTCATGGCGATTAGGACGCGACTGGTATAACTCATGAAGCAACCCTCTCTTTGTCTAGTTCGTTCAAGGCGTTGATAATGGCGTCATACTTCCGCTGTTTTGACTCAAGCGCTTCAGCCGTTTCTTTTGCAGCTTCAACTAGGCTGTCCCTGCTCATCTTGCTAATGACTTGCAGAGTTGCAGCCTCACATTCGCTTGATTCTTTTAAGTCTTCTTGCGCTGCTTCAATCAGGCTTAATGAGCTGGAAGCTTCTGTCTTGATAGGTAGGTGCGTTTGTCTTAATTGGCCGCAATAGTCGTAACCGTAAAGCCCATCAATAGCCCTCAGAACAAAAAACTGAATGTCATCACGCCACTTAACGGTTCGCTCAGGGTCAACAAAGTCGCTGATTTTTCGCGCCTTTTTTCTCAGGCAAGATTCCCAGCTTTCACCGCTCTCAGGGTTGTCGGGTTCTGGAATATCCAGCGTTCTAAGGCTTGAAAGAATGTTGACGCCGTATAACTCAAAGGCTTTGTCGGCAATGTCTATTCGGGCGTTCCTGTGACGCTGACAGGCAACCCGGTATGCTTCTTCGGCTAACTTGCTGGATGTATACCCATGAAACTGTCTTGCCATTTCCTTGTTCTCCTTCCTGTTCAATACTGAACCCATGAAAAAACAACACCCAAAACTCACACTGGTTAAAAATACGGGCAGGGATTACCCCGCCTATGATTACTACTGTCCCCCGCTGTATCTGGTGGTGAACAACGAGAGGAAAAATGAAAAACAATCAAACTCAGCTTGAGCTTTTTAAGCGGCCTCTTGGTAAAAGAACGTCACCAAGTCCCCATAAGAAACCTTACCTTGCGAAGCTGCTGCCAAGCGTTCGAGCATGTCCGGTCTTGGTATGCGGCGGCGAAACATAAGGTGGTTTTCTATGTATCGAGTTGAAGTCTGAGCGCGATTAGCAAAGGCTTTTCGTTGCTCTCTATCAAGCTGTCTGTAATATAATTTGAAGTCCATAGGGAGAAAGTATACCAATATGGTATTCATGTCAAATACCAATATGGCTGATTACCGGGGCGGTATATCTGTGGATAATCCGGCTATGGAATTAAAACCTATAGAAGAGATCAGGCAGCAAAACCTGAAGCTGGTACTGAAAGAGTATTTTGGCTCCCAGGCTGACCTTGCTAAGGAAATGGGCGTTGACAAAAACAACGTCTCAAGGTGGCTTGCGTGGCCAAAAGACAACTCTAGGCTGATTACTAGCGAGTCCGCTAGGGACATAGAAGCCGCAGCCAATCGGAGAGGCGCTGGTGTCCCGGTCAACTGGATGGATCACGAACACAACTGCACCGATCAAGAAGCAAACCAGCTATTTCAGGAGATAGCTGAGGAAGATGCTGAGGCTCTAAAGACCGTCCTTCGCGCAATGCGGAAGAAAAAGCACTAAGAAACTCCACTACTAATTTTTTTTCTGACTCTGCAAGGTCAGAAAACACCCTTCTGCTCATCCCTTGTACTCCCACCCAGATCGGTTTCTCCCTGCTGGTTCGTTTTTATCAATCTGGAAAGGAAAATATACTGTATATTCATACAGCAAACAATAATAAAACATCCTATGACTCTCCAATAGTCTTTGTTTTTATTGAGAGCTTTTTACAACCAAATTGAGCACATGACAAATTGGTTAGAAATCAACCAATGTTTACAAACTACTACTTTTTGCCTAACCTGTTTAGGTGAGTGGCTGCCTGAAACCCCCGTTAAATGTGGGTGTAAATATTACCGAAATGGGATTTTTTCCCAAATGGAGAGCAAAAGTAGTAAGGAAGAAACACTTATAACAAAAGAGTCTAAAAAATGCCTGATTTTGATCGTACAGGCATGGACGCACAAACAAGAATAAGATTTCTTCTAGAGATTCATGGCTACACTTCCACCGAAGACAAGCGACACTTAGCCGGTCAATTACGAGTATCTTTAACAACGCTGGAGCGCATTATTGTCAACCAGCCTGACCGCTACATTCATGAACTAGCCTTTCAGCTCAATACCACCAAAGACTGGATACTAGAGGGCGAACCTGACCTAAATATCCACTGCCAGTGCATGAGCTATCTGTGTAAGAATATGAACGAAAACCAACATAAAATGTCTTTAGAGCACATGAAAGTGGTCTTTAAATGCTCACAATAGAAGGGTTAAATAGCCTGATCGCTTATAGCAGCAAACCGAAGAGCGAAAAAGTAGTTTTGGCTTAAATCTAACCAAATATGTGATCTAGTCGCTAATATTCGTTGTCTGAGAGTGCAATTTTGTACTTACGCGCATAAAACTTGAATTTTTGTGACCGATTGCGCTTGCAATAGTAACTTAAAGTTCTATAAGGTCACTTAATACTTGATTGCACCTAATTACATCCGTACTATGCGCGCTGTTTTTGTGCGCCCGAACACAACGTAGCTGAACTAAAATGGAGAAAAATGCCGTGAATAGCGACAACACTGAAGTCGTTTTTTATAATCTAGTGGAAGCGTCAATAGCTGACTCTAATACATATGGCGAACCTGTAAAAATGGAAAATGTGCACGTTTGCACGGATAAAGTGGCTAACCCTAATGCCCGCGGTGAGATTGAAGTAAAATCCTCTCAAGATATTCGCGGCCGCGCTGCACGCCTGGCTATGGCCACAAGCGCATAATACTACAACCCATACAACCAGGACCCAGAAGGCCCCATAAGATCTATTAATGGGGCTTTTTTATGCGATAAAAAAATGATTTTTAATAAAAGCCCATTTGACGACATAAAGAATATCCTTGAA